TTATCAAAGTGCCAACAACGGCTGGTTCTTTTTGTTCAAACAAGGCACATTGCTGAATCAAGATTTCAACCTCAGTGAACGAGTGGCCAATCGCACAGTAAACATCAACATTGAAGGAGTCAACAACACAGACCGTTGGCTATTCCAACTTGACAATGTTGGAACAGTTAGTCGTGAATGGGTCTACACAGAAAACATCTACACGGCCGCAGCAGAACAAACATCTACACTGCGTCCTATCTACTCAGTGACAAGCCGCGCCAACGATCAGATCACATTGGTGTTTGGCGATGGAGTGTTCTCAGAAATTCCAGTTGGAATTTTTAGATCATATGTTCGTGCCAGCAATGGATTGCAATATATTATCAATCCATCAGAAATGCAAAACGTTGTGATTCCAATCAGTTACATTGATCGCAATGGTAATTTGCAAACACTGACATTTACTTGCGGCATTACTCAACCAGTGAGCAACAGTCAGGCACGTGAAAACATTGATGCAATCAAACAGCGTGCCCCTGCTCGCTACTACACACAGAACCGCATGGTCAACGGCGAAGACTACAACATTTTCCCGTTCACTCTCTACAACAGCATCATCAAGTCCAAAGCATTGGATAGATCCAGCATTGGAACCAGTCGATATCTTGACCTAGTTGACAACACTGGCAAATATTCCAGCACCAATTCATTTGGCAGCGACGGCGCTATTTGGGAAGAAAATGTTTTGCCTACCTATTTGTTTTCTTGGACCAATCGCAACGAAATCGCAGACGTGATCTCTAATCAAGTAACTCCAAGTTTGGCTGAAGATACATTTAAACAGTTTTATTATTCTAACTTTCCAAGAGTTTCAATCAACACAGGAACAACTGCTGGCAGCACCTGGAGTCAGAGCACAACCATAGCCAATGAAACCACTGGTTATTTTAAAAATTCTCTAGGCGCCGCAATTCCAGTAGGACTGTCTTACTCTACCACAGGTTTCAAGTATGTTACAACTCGTTGCTTGATAAAATTTGTAGCGCCTACAATAAATGGACAGCCTTACTATTTTGATGCCGATAACAGATTGCAACCTGGAACGCCTACCAGGCCCAATGAGCGTTTGGAAATTTGGGCAAGCCCATTAGACATAGTAGGTGACGGATACAATGGTGGCATCGGTAATCTTGTAAACGGCCAAGGTCCAGTGGCTCTCAATAATTTTGTTCCTTCAGGCGCCATAGTTGACAGCATCATTCCAGTTTTTGTAACAGATTTACCATCTTCGATACAGCAGCAAATGACTGCACAAATACTGTTATACAGAAACTTTGGACTTGGCTACGACAACGACGGATCCGTAACAGGAACGCCTTACACATGGTATCTGATTACCAGCACCAACTTAAACGAAGATGCTGCCTGGAGTCAACAGTATGCTGGCAATACTTCAGGGACCAACCTTGATGCCAGTTGGATGGTGCAGTTTATTGCACAAGATCAAAGTTACACTATCACAAACCGTGGGCTAGCTTACTCTTTTGGAAGTGTGTTAAGCACAAGATTTTTCTTTTATGGTAACCAAAAGATCTATGACAGCCGAACTGGAACAACAATCAAAGATTTTGTCAACGTGTTAGCAGTCAACACACAGCCTGACTCCAGCAGCCCGCTGCCTGGCGACATCTACACTACCATTATTGGACAACCGGTTGAAAGCGATGGCTACGTTGATGACTTCCAAGTGCTGATAAGTTATCGTGATGCCGACAGCGATGGTGTTCCAGACAATCCAGATTTCTTTGATGAAATTGTTGCACCTTCAGTTAATTCAAATTTAAAATTGGTGTTCTTCCAACAAACAGTGGACTTTGATAACCTACAGCGTTATCTGTTAGTTGATCCAGATGTCGTTAACAGTGTATACGCCACTTACGATGATCTTGAGCTAGTGAAGTTTCAATATTCCGCTGGCCAAATGTTTTATGCCTACGAAGATGAAATTTTTTACAAACTAGAAATTAGTTCTACAGGCGTTAGAACTCTTGTTGAACAAACGGGTTGGATTGCAAAAACTGGCCGCGGAGCATTGTATTTTCAATATCGTCACAACAGCCCGTTGACAGCAAGAATTGATCCAGGCACTACCAACATCATTGATTTGTATGTTGTAACTTTGGCTTACTATACAGCTTATCAAAACTGGCTGCGCGATACCACTGGAACAGTTGTTGAGCCAACTCAGCCCAGCTTGGATGAACTGTCTACAGAATATCAAAAGCTAAATGATTACAAAATGCTCAGCGACAACATAGTCTTGAACTCAGTGACCTTTAAACCTTTGTTTGGGCCCAAGGCCGAACCAACATTGAGAGCTACCATCAAAGTTATTAGAGCGCAGAACTCAGTGGCATCTAACAGTGAGATACAAAGTTCTGTGCTGGCAGCAATGAACGATTACTTTAGTATTGACAAATGGAACTTTGGCGATACATTTTATTTTTCTGAACTAGCAGGCTATCTGCACAAAAATCTAGGGACTATAATCAGTTCTGTGGTTTTGGTGCCACTGGACCCTCAGAAATATTTTGGCGACATGTATGAAATACGTGCACAACCCAATGAAATTTTTGCCAATGGAGCCACCGTGGATAACATTGTGGTGATAGAAGCATTAACCTGCGAACCGCACCAGGCAGTGGAGTAATTTAATGGCCCGCGTTAGAAGTGTTGATTTTTTACCTGAAATTTTTCAAACAGATGCCAACAAGCAATTTTTGGCAGCAACTCTTGATCAACTAATTCAGGAACCCAAGTATAAAAAAACGCAGGGTTACATTGGGCGCACTGTCGGCCCTGGTGTGGATCCAGCTGACAAATATGTTGTAGAGCCAACCAAAACTCGAGCTGACTATCAACTTGAACCGGGTGTTATTAGTCTAGAGCCGACCAATACAAACAAAATTAAAAACGCCATTACCTATCCCGGCATGACCGACGCATTGACGGTGCAAGGCGCTGACGGCCAACGACCTGATCGTTTGTATTCCAGCGAATACTATTCATGGGATCCGTTTGTTGACCTAGATGCGTTTGTTAATTTCAGTCAATATTATTGGATCAACGGTGGCCCAGACCCAGTTAGCGTGACCGCAACTGGTGTTCCATTGGAACAAAACTTTGCGGTTACTCGCGGCGATGACACATATACGTTCAGCGGTGTTGAAGGAAATCTTCCAACCATTGACGTGGTTCGCGGTGGCAACTACACTTTCCAAGTTGCACAAAATCCCAAACAAACAATTAACCATCGCGTAACTAGAACAAATATTACCAGTTACAACGTTGATTTTTTACCTAACCAAACTCTAACACTAGAGCGCGGCAACACCTACGTATTCACACTGACTGTGCAAGGGGACTTTCCGTTTTGGATCAAAACTGCACCAACCACTGGCACTGGTAATCAATATAATAGCGGCGTGACTCGCAATGGTGCAACCGCCGGAGATGTTACATTTGTTGTTCCGCAAGATGCGCCCGACACGCTGTATTACCAATGTCAAACTCAGCAGCTCATGGGAGGACAAATCAACATTGTCGATGGTGTGCCCGGCAACGGTCCAAAATTTTGGATTCAAACTGATCCTGGCGTGTCAGGAAAAAATCCCATAACCCCGAACATCAGTTCTAGAGAAGTTCTAGGAGTTACCAACAATGGCACTGACCTAGGAACTATTACATTCAACGTTCCTGCAAAAAATGCGCAAGATTTTTACTATAATCTCAACAACATAGGCAGTGTTGACCTTGTAACTGATTTGAAATTTGATCAAATCAACGGTATAAAATTGTCAGACTTTATTGATCAATACGGCGGTATTGACGGTATCACTGACCTTAACACTAGAACTTTAATTTTTATCAACGACATTGTTGACCCAGTTGAGGGAGGATGGTTCTATCCTGACAATACGCCGGTGGATCCTGCACAATACTTTAACATCTGGCGTATTCAATATACCACAGTCGCCGGGGAAACTTATCTAAGCCTTGGCAGTATTCTTACTGTGCCAAATTTGAGTAAAATGGTTGTGCTGTATGGCAGCACTTACAGCAGCACTTATTGGTGGAAAAATTACACTGGGTTGTTTGAAGCTGTGCCGGTTCTCAGCGCAGAACAAGAAGTTTTATACTACCAAGATAGTGTCAACCCCAATATGTATGGCCAGATTCGTGTGCTTGATTCGGGCAATGCTTCTACCCTATACATTGAATCTATTCTTGGTCAACAAACATATACCAGTCCCAATGGCGTAGTGTTTACCAATGGATTAAAAGTTGAATTTCCTATATTAACTTCTACCGGACTTCCCTGCAATGTTGTTCCTGGAAGCTATTCAACACGAACTGTTGTTTTAAGTTGCATTTCTACTGCGGCTGGCCTGAACCTCATAAGCTGCAACAGCACTGCCGATCTCTTGGTTGGGCAGCCGGTTGAATTTTCGGGAGAGGTGTTTGGTGGCCTAGAAGAAAACACAACGTATTATATTAGAACTATTTTCAGCACCAGCCAGTTCAGCGTAAGCACTGTTAAAAATGGTCCTGCGGTGCCACTGACTTCGGCATTTGGATCAATGACTGCCACAGCATCGCAGACCAAACAATACTATGTCAGCGGTGTAGGCAGCAGCATCCAATTATTGGATTTAGATAATTTTTATCTCCCAGAGACTTCTTTTACAACCTACGACAATACTGACAGCTTAGATTATCTAACCATTGATCGAGCCAGCCCTGATCGCAACGCCTGGAGCAGATCCAACTACTGGTTCCACATAGATGTTCTTAATGCTACCGGGCAATACAACAACACACCAGTTGAAATACCAAACAGTCTTAGAGCCAAGCGTCCTATCATTCAGTTCCGTCCAGGAATTAGATTGTTCAACATGGGAACAGAAGGCAAAAACCCAGTTGATGTCATTGATTTTAGAGAGCTGGACGCTTTTTCTAATGTGGAAGGTGCAACCGGTTACACAGTCTACAGTTTGCCAGTGAATGCCAACCAATTAAGAATTGGCTACACCTATGAAATTGTAACAGTTGGAACCACAGATTGGAATATAATTGCAGGAACCAATGGTATTGTATATTCAATAGGCGATACCATCACTGCTGTGTCGGCCGGTGTTGGGTCGGGCACTGCCAAATCTTCTATTCCGTTGACCAACGGAATGCGAGTTATATTTGCAATTGACGAAGATGCCAATGTCCGCAACAAAATTTATGTAGTTAATTTCATTACTCCTGATACTGTGCCTCCGTTGATTGCACAACCAATTATTCATCTAGAACTTGCCAGCGACGGAGAAGTGCTCGATGATCAATCTACTGTGGTATTGCTAGGAGAACAAAAAGGTTATACATTCTGGTATAATGGAACCACATGGGCACAGTCTCAGACCAAAACTGCCATACAACAAGCTCCTTTGTATAACATCTTTGATGCTGATGGAGTAAGCTACAGCGTAAGAAGCAAATATCCCAGCTCAACTTTTACAGGCACAAAATTGTTTAGCTATTCGCCCGGCGAAGGCGCAGTTGATCCGGTTTTGCAATTTGCTTTGCAATACCAGACACTGGAAAACGTAGGCGACATTGTATTTGACAACAATCTTTACAAAGACACTTTTGTATACGTGGTAGACAATGCTGGGGTTACTCAACCTATCAGTGATGGATTTGTCTACGAATATTCTAATAGAACCAGCTATTCAAGAATGTTAGGATGGCAGACTGCACCTGTGACATCGTCTATTAGACAACAGTTTAAATTTACATTTGATGGTAGTCCATTAAAGCTTGATGTAGCTGC